GTACTCCTGCACGCCAACGATGCTCGTGCCGGTGATGGCGCGGACGCGGAAGCGAAGGTACAAACCGGCCACGTCGGTCACCTGGACATCGTGGATGAGGTACGACGACGACGAAACGCCGCGCGGCGTGTTGGCGATGGTCTGGATCTGGCCAGGCCGCAACGTCACGCAGAGCGGCTCTACCTGCTCGTCCGTCTCGTAGCTGATTTCGGTCACCGGGTCCTTCTTCGCCGCGATGACCTGTTGGGCCTCGACCAACGCCTGCACCTGCCCCAGGTCGCGCTCCAAAAACGCCTCGTAGCGTCCGCTGCCGCCGCCCTCCTGCGTGATCGTGCTGGTGATGTCGCTCGCATCTTCCGCCGTGATCGTGTCAGCGCCAAGTGCCCGGTAGGATACCGTCAGCGTGTCGGCGCTGGTCAGCACGTCGCCACCAGCATCTTGGCGAATCGCAGTCGCGCCGAACTGCCAATACCATGCCTTGTCCGTGTCCGACAAATACTGGCCAAAGTCTACGTCTTGGTCGTTCAGCCGGATGCTTACGATCTGCCCCAGCCGCCGCGACAGCGTAAAGGCCCGCGCCGTGCCGTCGCCCGTGAAGGGCTCCACCAGCGCCGCCACTTGCTCGGCCGGTACGCGCGACAGCGTGGCGTTGGTCTTGTCCTCGCGAGTGCGCCGGGCCTGTAGACTGCGATAGTTTGCGCTGCTCGTTGAAATCGAAAACGGCGCGGTCGCAAACGTGCGCGGCTTAAAAAACAGCTCGCGGTCCTCGTCGATCCACCACACGAAGTTACACAACGCCGCCAGCTGACCGATTGCCTCAGATACCGTGGTCGATGCGTCAAACGTGACCACGTCCACCACGACACCGTCATCGACGTTGGTGGTGCCGATGCCTTCGTTGCTGGCGAAGTTCGTGATCAGGTCTTTAACGATGAGCCCAGCGCGCCCGGTCACGAGTACTTGATCCAGCGTCCCAGTGTCGGTGATGTCCACCGCGCCGCCGCCAGAGGTCAGCGACAGTTGCAGCGTGGTCGCCCCGGCGTTGACCACAAAGTACTCGATAGTACCGCTCAATCCGCCGCAGATGGCCCCCTGTGCGTGCGCCTTGACTCGGACCTTGTCCCCATTCGCCCGGCCATGCGCGGACGCCGTGGTGAGGGTATTCGTGCTGGCGTCAGCAGTGTAAACGAAGCTGCCGTCGTAGTGCGCCGGAAGCGCCGTCGATGCGTTGAAACACCGCCGCCGGTCGAGTCGCTGCTCCCAAGTGATGCCGCTGATTTCGTAGAACGCGCCTGCCGCCGCGCCCGCTTCGGTGATCGAGACTTCGGAAACTTCGTCGATGCTGCCCGCCCAGAGCTTGTTGCCGCCCGTCCAGATTTCGACCAACTGGCCCTGTTGCGGCCGGTATGCGCCGCTGGTCGAAACCACACGGCAGCCAAAGGTTGCCCGGTTGCCCAGCGTCGCCGAGAGCGACAGCGTGTAGGGCACAATTTCGCGGATGGATCCGCCGATGTAAACGTCGATGCTCACTGTGGGATCACTCCGAGCAGTTTAAGCTCACGGGTCAAGGCGTCAAGTAGCTGGCGCGTGTCGCCGGTCGTGCTGATGTTGATGGTGACGGGTGCGCCGCCGCCGCCAGCCAGCCCCATCTGCCGCGTCTCCATGCGAATCAAGCTGTCCCAGATGTCCTTTAACTTGGGAAGGTACTCGTTATTCTTTTCGAGCAAGTGCAACAAGTGGATCTGCGAGTAACGGACTTCTTTTTCGATCAGATCCAGCGTCTTGTTCATCGCCGCAAACTGGAAGTTGCTGATGATCGACGACACCGCCGTAGCCACGCCAGCGACCGCATTCACCACCGCTGTAACCGGGTTTGCCGCTGCCATGGCCGAGCCCAGGCCACTGCTCGCTGGCGCCGCCGCCGTAATCGCAGGTATGGCCGCGTTCGCCGCCCCGCCCAGCACCCCGGGTATCGCCGAGGTCGCCGTGCGCGCTCCCGTGCCGCCTAGCAGCCCGCCGAGTGCGCCGCCGACGCCTCCCAGCCTGCCCATCAGCCCGCCGAGAGCGCCGATGACTTTGTTGATGCCGTTCTCAATTACTGTCCGGATGAGTGACTTAGCTATCTGCTTGCCCAACTCCTCAAACTTCTCGCCAACCTTGCCGCCGCTTACGATGATGTCGGCCAGGCCGCGCGACAGGTCCGTAACGATGGTGGAAACCTGCCGGGAGATGGCCTGCTGCGTCTTCTTCCAGTCGCCTGCCGTGTCGCGCGACAGGATCTTTATCATCTCCGCATTGCGCTTGGCGGAACGCGCCTGCTCTGCGCCGGCCAAAGCACCGTCGTCCCGGCGTGGCTCGCCGGTCATGATTAGCTGGCCCAGGTCTAAATTGCGCGCCGATGCCGCCGCCAGCTGAATGTCACCAATCGCCATCATGGCCCGCTCGCGGGCAAAGTCGAACGAGTCGGCAACCTCTAGCGTCTTCGGGCGAATCGCTCCTAAGCCGTCGATCAGCTTTAGGTATTCCTGGCCCAGCGCTTCGGTGGCCCGTTGCAGGTCCACAGATGACACCTTGCCCTGCTCGTAGGCGACCTGGATACGCTCGACCGCCGTCCGGGCGAGCACAAACGACCCAATCACGTCCGTCGTATTCACTACGCCCAGCCGCTCAAAGCTGTTTGCGAGTTGATCGACGGCCGGCTTTAACTTGCTTTTCTTTTCGGCCAAAGCAGCGGCAGCAGCAGCCGCTGCCATGTACTGCTCGACCAGCTTTTCGGCTTCTGTCTTGACGTTTGCGATTGGCTTTGCGTTTTTGTTAAGTTCGCGCGATAACAAGATCAACTGTTTATTGAACTCGTCCAAGCTAATCGCGCCAGATCTATACTTTTTCTCAAGCTCGGCCACTAGTGGCGACTTGCCGCGTAGCTGCTTAAGCAAGTTTTCCGTCGCATTCGAAAACAACCGATTCGAGTTATTGAGATTGTCCTGCGCCACGGAAAGCTCATAATGGGCGTAGGCAAGGTTAGCTAGCCCGACGACCAAAAGCGCCGCGCCAGCCGAAAACGCCGCCATAGCAATAGTGGCCTGTACTGATCCGGCAGCAAACCCGGTAAGCGCCAAAATTTGCGCGCCTAATGCTGCTCCCAGTGGTCCGATGACACCAGCCAGCGAGCCAATGAGCGCTCCAAACTTAATAACGGCTTGGCTGATGATAATAAACTTTTCCGTTAACGTGCCCAATACCACGATGGCGACAGGTATTGCGGCAGCAAATGCCGCCAGCTGAATAGATGTTGCCTTGGTGCTGTCTGATAGACCATTAAAGGCAATGATTAAATCCTTGGCGCGTTCAATCGCCGGATTCATAAACTCGTTAAGCACCATCTTTCCGATCGGCAGCAGCGCCTTGCCCAACTCTGCCGCTGTTTGGGCCGTTGCTTCCTGCAGATTTTCAAACGCAGTCTTAGCCCCCGCCGTTGCCCTCTCGCTCTTGCCCAGCTCGCTCGTGATAATGCGGATAAACTGCTGAGAGCTGATCCCCATCTTCTCAAAGACTTTGGCTGGATCACCAATCGCCGCCGGGCCGAACTTTTCTTTGATGATGGCCGCAATTTGCGGGATGCGTTCAATGATTGGGTCAAGGTTTTCTTTCGTCACCTTTCCCGCCGCGCCCAACTGCGAGAGCTGCTTGATGACCTCGCTAAAATCTTCCTTGCCGCCGCCAACCACAGCCAAGGCGTTCCCCAGCTCCATCATTATCCGACGCGATTCATCGGCGCTGTTGCCAAGCACCTGCAGCCTAATTGAGCCCTTGACGGCGTCCTCCAGATTCAGGCCGGGTAGCTTTGCCACCTCTTTCAGCCGCTCCATCTCCTCGGCGGCCGCCTTGGTCGATTTCATAGTTGCCGCCAGACCATTGCCGAGCGTTTCCATTTTGGCGGCAGCGGCCAAAGCCCCAGCCGCCACCCCTGCCAGTGGCGCAGTTATGCCAATGGACAACGCCTGCCCGGCCTGCGCCACGTCCGCACCGAAGCGCTTGATCTTATTCAGACTGGCATTGACCTTCTTATCGAAGTCGTCGGTCGATGCCCCGATGCGAACGATCAGATTGCTGAGAACAGGCATTAGCGGCGACCTCGCGCCTTAGCCGCCGCTTCCTTCGATGCCTTTTCCTGCTCCTGGTGCTTCATCTCCAGATACGCTCCCCATTCGCTGAATTCGCTCGATGACATCGTCGCCAGCAACTGCCCAACTGTCATGTGTAAATGCTCGGCGAGCGCAAACGCAAACTTACGCTCGCCGGTTAGTTTTTTGC